CATCGTGCCTGCTGCCGAGTGCGGCCTGACGATTGATGAGATCGCGGCCAAGGATGTTCCGGCAGGCAAACCCTTCCAGATCGTGGATGTCGCTGACATTCCGTCTGATCGCACGTTTCGCAACGCCTGGGAGTACGCATGATCCAGATCAATATGACAAAAGCGAAGGCTATCGCCCACGATGCCCGTCGTGCTGCTCGTTCCGCTGAGTTTGAGCCGCATGACGCAATCATCATGAAGCAGATTCCTGGCGCTGACTCCACAGCAGCAGAAGCCGCTCGTCAAGCCATTCGTGACAAGTACGCTGTTCTCCAGGCTCATATGGATGCAGCGCAGACTCCTGAGCAACTCAAGGCGCTGATGCCTTAATCTCAATGTTCGGGATTGCCGGTTTTGCCGGTAAGGCAGCCCACCAGCCTCTGATGGTGGATTTTGGGAGATACGCTATGGGCAACAACAAAGAGCCCCAGACCGTAAGCATTGAAGGCAAGGAATACAGGCTGGACAACTTCACACAGGAGCAAAAGATGTTGCTTGATCATTGTGTGGACTTGGACAGAAAAATTGCTTCTTGTCAGTTTCAATTTGATCAACTTCGAGTTGGCAAGGATGCATTCCTGAAGATGCTCCAGCAGTCTCTGGAAGAGCAACCTCAGTGAGGATTTGATGGAAACGCAGGCGATATTCAACGTGATTGTTGGAATCGCCGCCTTTTTTGGCGGCTGGGTCTTGAACAACATCACCAAGGCGATTGAACGCCTGGACAAGGATGTTCGGGAGATGCCGCACAACTACGTTTCAAAAGACGACTATCACCGCGACATCGACGAAATCAAGGACATCTGCAAGCAGATCTTCAACAAGCTCGATCACAAGATGGACAAGTGAGTGCATATGATCGACCCGATAAGCGCCCTTGCTGCAATATCGTCGGCGGTTGAGCTTGTCAAAAAGGTCGCCGCGACGGTTGATGACGTTACCTCGCTCGGGCCCGTGCTGGGCAAGTATTTTGATGCCAAAGCCGATGCAATTGAGGTAGTTCAACGATCACAGCAGGGCGAGTTCAAGGGATCTGCGCTGGGTAAGGCGCTTGAGCTGGAGCTTGCAGTGGAGCAGGCCAAGGAGTTCGAGAATCAGATCAAGATGCTGTTTTTCCAGGCGAACAAGATGGACGTCTGGGCCAGAATTGCAGCCAGGGCGCAAAGGATGGAAGCAGATGCTGCACATGCAGCGCGTAGAAAGAAAGAAGCCGCAAAGAAACGGCAGCAGGAGTTGGATGAGCTGTTCATTATTTTGATCGGCGCGTTGGTTGTGCTCGTCGTGATCGGCGCAACTGTTTGGTTCATCATGGAAGCTACTGCACAGGGAGGACGAAATGGCTGAAGAAGCTGCAAAGAGCGCATTGATCGAAAAGATCGCGTTTGCTCTGCTGCCACTGCTTTTTAGCTGCGTGGTGTATCTCATGTCGGCGCTGTCAAACCTGAGCCATGAGGTCACGATCTTGAACAGCAAGATCAGCCTTGTGGTGACAAGCGACAACAAACAGGCCACCAACACCGGGGCAGAATTGGCCAGGGAGCGGCTGCGTCAAGACCTGTCAGCGGAGATCCAAAAGAACCGCGACGACATCCAGTACAACCGCCAAAAGATTGCAATCATTGAAGCCAAAATGGAGAAAAGATAATGCTGTCCCTCATTTCTACCCTCGGCGGCCTGCTTATTTCCGGCCTGCCCAAATTGCTTGAGTACTTCCAAAACAAGGCCGACCAGAAGCACGAGTTGGCTTTGGCAAGGATGCAAAACGAGCGTGAGTTGGCTCTGGCGGCCCAGGGGTACGCCGCGCAGCAGCGCATTGAGGAAATCCGCACTGATCAGATCATGATGCAGACCGAGGCGCAGATGACCGAGGCCGCTCTGCAACACGACGAAAAGGTGCTGGACAGAGCCCACAAGTGGGTTGCCTCCTACGTCGGCACTGTGCGCCCGACCGTGACGTACATCTTCGTGCTGGAGTTGGTGCTGATCAACCTGTTCCTGTGCTACTACCTATACACAAACCCCGGAATGATCAAAAGCATGGACGATGTGCTGCGGTACTCAGACATCATCTTCAGCCCCGATGAAATGTCGATGTTGGGCGCGATTATTGGTTTTTGGTTTGGTACCCGCACCTGGGGCAAGAAGTGAAACTGAGCAAGGCCGGCGCTGATTTGATGCACAAGTACGAGGGGTACAGGAACCGCCCGTACCTGTGCCCGGCGCACATCTGGACAATTGGCTACGGACATGTGCTGTATCAGGAGCAGATTCGCCTGCCGATGATGCGCACCGAAGACAAGCCAGCGCCGATGATTCGCAAAGAAATGCCGCTCAAACCGGAGGACAGCCGTGTCTGGACAAAGAAAGAAACCGATGACCTATTCTCAGCGGACGTCGCGTCTTTTGAACGCGGTGTTCTTCGACTTATTCCCAATTGTGTTGGCCATCAAGGCCGGTTTGACGCTCTGGTATCTTTTGCCTTCAATGTAGGCCTTGGGAATCTCCAGCGTTCGACCATCCGGATCAAGGCAAACCGGGGGGAGTGGGAGGCCGCGGCGGATGCCTTCTTGCTCTGGAATAAGGGCGGCGGTAAAGTGCTGCCGGGGCTGGACAAGCGCCGCAAGGAAGAAAGGGCCTTTTTCCTATCATGAGCACGGCAAAGAAGACAGACCCGGCAAAATGGGACAGGATCGTCTCTCAGGTCAAAGCCAGCGGGAAGGGCGGTTCTCCTGGGCAATGGAGCGCCAGGAAGGCCCAGCTTGCCACGCAGAAGTACAAATCTTCTGGGGGGGGTTACAAAGGCCCCAAGAAGGCGGATAATTCGCTCTCACAGTGGACGAAAGAGGACTGGGGAACGAAGTCTGGAAAGCCGTCCACGCAGGGATCCCAAGCAACCGGCGAGCGGTATCTGCCCAAAAAGGCACGAGAGAAGTTAACACCTTCTGAATACGCGGCAACAACGCGAGCCAAAAGAGAAGGCATGCGACAGGGCAAGCAATTTGTCCCGCAGCCAGAATCTATCAAGAAGAAGGTGTGGTGATGACCGTAGCCGCAGTCATGACATACGACAGCTTGGTCGAGGACATCCAGTCGTATCTGGAGCGTACCGATCAGGCCACCCTTGACAAGATCCCCCAGTTCATCATGCTGGCGGAGCAGATCATTGCCGCCGATCTGAAGTTCCTTGGCAATCTGCAAGTGGTCACCAGCCAGATGGTGCAGGGCGAAAACGTAATCGCCAAGCCTGCAAGGTGGAGAAAAACTGTCTCCATGAACGTCACGGTCGACGGCAAGCGCCAGCCCGTGCTCATTCGTGCCTACGAGTACATCCGAGAGTATTGGCCAGACCCCGCTCAGGAGGCGGCCCCGAAGTTCTTCTGCGACTACGACTACGAGCACTGGCTGATCGGCCCGACGCCTGACGTTGCGTACAACTACGAGGTTCTGTATTACGAGCGTTTGCAGCCTCTTGACTCCAGCAACCAGTCCAACTGGTTCACGCAGTATGCTCCCCAGGCGCTGCTTTATGGCTCCCTGCTCCAGGCCATGCCGTTCCTCAAGAATGACGAGCGCATGCCGATGTGGCAGGGCAACTACGACCGCATCATCCAAGTCCTGAAGGAAGAGAACATCACCAGGGTGGCTGACCGTCAGGCGATTGTGAGGGATTCATGAGCTTTACCAGCCCTTTCACCGGTCAGGTGATCCAGCCGACGGACGTATCGTTCCGTGCCATTACCCTGAGCGTCACCACGACCCTGTCCTGGCCGATCAACGGCAGCGACACGGACAATGCTGCCGCCAGGATCATGAACGTCTCGGCCACGGCGGGCAGCCTGCTGCTCAAGATGCCGCCGGCCAATCAAGCCTCTGTCGGTCAGGATGCGCTGATCCGCAACGTCGGCGCTACCACCTTCACGGTGGCCGACTACAACGGCAACACCATCATTGCTGTGGCTTCTGGCGAGGCCAAGTACATCTATATCACCAGCAACGCCACTGAATCGGGCACCTGGGGGGTCATTTCCTTCGGCGTGGGAAGCTCAAGCGCAGATGCTTCGACCCTGGCAGGGTATGGCCTCAAGGCTCTGTCCACGACCCTCAATCAGTCCCATACGGTTCAGACATTTGCGTCCAATTACACGGCTCTGGCCTCTGACCGGGCTGCCTCCTACGTTTGGACGGGCGGATCTGGAACCCTGAGCCTGACGGGTGCATCGACCCTTGGAAACGACTGGTTCCTGATGATCCGCAACAGCGGAACCGGGGCCTTGGCTGTCAGCCCGGCTTCTGGCTTGATCAACGGCCTTGCGAGCATTTCCTTGCAGCCGGCTGATTCGGCTTTCATCGTCTGCTCTGGAAGCGCCTTCTACACGGTCGGCCTGGGTCGCAGCACGCAGTTCAACTTCACGCAGTTGACCAAGGCGGTTGTTTCTGGCTCGTACACCCTGACCTCGTCGGAAGCATCCAACGTGGTGCAGAAGTACACCGGCACGCTGTCTGGCAACGTGACGGTCACCCTGCCGCAGACGGTTCAGGTTTACTACATCACCAATCAGACCGATGGCGGTGGATCCGGGTATCAGATCACGTTCACCACCGGCTCTGGTGGTGCAACGGCAACCGTTCCCGCTGGTCAGCAGGTTATCTTGCTGTGCGACTCCGTCAACCTGCTCAACGCCTCAACGATTGCCGCTGGCGCTTCCAATATATCCTTGGTTGATGGCTCTGTTGGCGCACCTGCGCTCAACTTCGCAAGCGAGACATCGACCGGCATTTATCGCCCAGGCTCTGGCGAGTTCGGTATCGCCGTGCTTGGTGCGAAGTATTTTGGTCTGACGACCACCGGCTTGTCGATTACCGGCACGGGCATCTTCAGCGGCGGCGTTCAAGGCGGGGCGTTCTAAATGACGCAGAAGGTCTTCTCGCTCGACACGCGGGCTGGAATCCAGCGTGACGGTACCGTTTACGACAAGATTTTCTACAACGATGGGCAGTGGGTGCGCTTTCAGCGTGGCCGACCCAGGAAGATCGGCGGCTACCGGGTCATCTCTGACGGCTTGAGCGGGCCTTCTCGCGGCATCTGGGTCAACCCTCAAGACTCGTTCAATTCCATCTTCAGCGGGTACAGCGACGGCTTGCAAGTTCTGGTCATTGACGACAACGGTATCGGTGCCGGCGTGACCAATTTCACGCTGTCCAACTTTACCGCGTCTCCATTGAACCTTTGGCAGTTCGACGGCTTTTACGATGTCACTGGGTCTGGCCTGCAAACAATTGTTGCCCATCCTGGGAAGAATCTTGTTGCGATTGACAGCACCGCCAACACCCCTGTTTTGGCTGGAA